CTTTAACAACTTGACCGCTTTTGGAGGTGGAGGTGGAGGTGCAGGGCAAGGACGCGGAGGAGACACAGGAGTGGGTCTTAACGGAGGTTCTGGAGGTGGAGGTGGAGGTGCATTTCCCAACAACAACAGTCAGGGAGCTGGTGGACTGGGTACAACAGGGCAAGGAAACAATGGAGCGTCCGGCAATCCCGGTGCCGCGCCCGAAAGAGGCGGCGGTGGCGGCGGCGCAGGAGGAATCGGAGAAGTAAGCTCGTCAGGAGGAGGTAACGGTGGAGCCGGGCAGTCATCAAATATAAGTGGTACTAGTAAATTTTACGCCGGAGGAGGAGGCGGCGGTGCTTACTCTCCCGCTTCTACCATAGGCCTAGGAGGATCTGGAGTAGGAGGAAACGGTGCCACTATTAGCGTAAACAATACCCCAACTGCAGGCGGTCCAAATACAGGTAGCGGAGGAGGATCTGCTACGGAAGCAGGAAATTCTATCGGCGGCTCTGGCGGCTCCGGCATCGTGATCATCCGCTACCTACTACTCGGTTACCAGTACGATTAACAGATAGGATAATAACATGAGCACACTAAAGACCACAAACTTGCAGAATCCTGATTCTGCGATTCCCAACATTGTCTTGAATTCGGACGGATCTGTCGATATTGCGTCGGGAGACCTTGGATTCTCGCCTTTTCTACTTATGGGCGCGTAAAAATCTAGTAAACTAGAACCAACCACACCAGACTGGAGAATAAAATGGCAAGCACTTACAAACGACTCGGGGCTATTGCCTCCACTGGTGCTGTTGGCACTCCTGACACGCTGTATACAGCTTCGGCTACTGCTAGTACGTCAACGGTAACTTCAACAATTGCCATTTGCAATACTTCAGAATCTAATGCCACCTTCCGCTTATGTGTTAGTACCTCGGCGGTCTTTCAAGATGCCGGATACCTAGTCAATGGCACAACCGTTTCCGCAAATGATACGGTATTTCTAACTCTGGGAATAACCCTAGACCCAACCAACCGATTTTTACTTGCTTCTGCATCTAGCACCTCGGTTGTATTCAGCGTCTTTGGTGTGGAAAACTCCTAATGGCAGTTCGTAGGGCTGCATTTGCTGGTTTGTATGGTTACGTTGGTAGACACTTACAGGCTTGGTCACCTATTGCTTTGGGTGGAACTATTACTACTGCTGGTGGTTTCCGTATTCACACCTACACGACTGTCGGGTCAGATACTTTTCAGGTGGTTACTGGAATAAGTAGTGTGGAGTATTTGGTAGTTGCCGGGGGAGGGTCTGGCGCAAGTAGACACGCAGGTGGAGGAGGTGCGGGAGGATATTTAACAGGAAATTCACCCACTGGCAGCCAATCTTACACAATAAATGTTGGTGCAGGAGGAGTAGCCAGTTTCTCAGGCACTACAAACTTTCCCGGGGCTTCCGGTAACATTAGTTCCGCATTTGGACTTACCTCTGTAGCAGGTGGCGGAGGGGGCTTAACTAGCGCTAACGGAGGACCCGGAGGGTCTGGAGGGGGGGCTGGTGAGTACGGTAGTAGCCGTACCGGAGGGGCTGGCACCCTTGGGCAGGGTAATGCAGGGGGGAACGTAAATAGCGGTGCCTCTTACGCAGGAGGCGGTGGCGGCGGTGGGGCGGGGGCTGTAGGGCAAAATGCTCAAGTAAGAGCAAGTATATCTGGGGGAAATGGTGGTTCTGGATTGTCTTCATCTATAACAGGTGCATCGGTAGTAAGAGGCGGTGGCGGTGGCGGGGCTTGCTACGGAAACACACAAAGTCTTAGTCCTAGCACAAAAAATCATGGCGCTGGAGGGTCTGGAGGAGGGGGCGCAGGAGGCACAAGTAGTGGTGTAGCCGGAATATCTAACACTGGCGGGGGAGGAGGGGGAGGTTCCTCTAATGGAGATTCGACTGGTGTTGGTGGAACCGGCGGCTCCGGCATCGTAATTATCCGGTATCCGTTGTAAGATAAGCATATGCCTAGATGGAAAACCACTGAACAAATAACTCACCTGCACAAGGACGGAGAGTTTTTTGATGAGAACTGGATGAACTACGACCGGATTTGGCAATATGCTCCGGAACCAGTTCCGTGGGATGGGGAACGTCCAATCAGATTTGAAGACGTTGATCTGTGGGAAGTAATTAGTGAGATGTCAGGCCCTGTTGGAGTTTATGGAGCCTATCAACCATACGCAGAGTATTACGTCATAACCTCTGGGTGGAGAGTTGTTGCAGAGTTTGAAGGTTGGATGGCAAATGAAAGACTCGAGCAGTATTTAATTGCCAACAACATTCACTATCCTCAAACAAAAAAATCCCCAACCCCGCTAGAGCAACAGGTTGTTGAGAAAAAGCTTTTTATTCCCGGTGGATTCTCTAAGTAGTCTTAGATCGTCTAGTTTTGGCTTCTGGCTTTAAATTAAACTCTGCCGGAATTTCTGGCTTTTCCTTCCCTTCGTGGCATGGGCAGTCGCATTCTCGTACTTGATTATTGAAGTCGCTTCTGTAGGCAATACGGCAGCCTTTGTGATCCTCGGCCCCGGTCATACACCACCCCATGAGGCTAGTCATCCGTAAGAGTTACTTTTCCCTCTGCTCCACCTTCAAGAATGCGAGGAGTTAGATAGCAGAGAATCTCTCGGTAGTAGCAAGTGTCACACCCACAGAAGGCTATTCCAGAGGCTGTCTCTACCTCTTCGATCTCTTCCCCTTCTTCCTCGGCATAAGCACTTTCTTGCAGTGTCATCATATATTCTTCAAGGCCAGACTGTAAGCCATCGGCCCACTTAGTATCTTCAATCTGAAAGTATGTCATAGAAAAACTATACACGGCCCTAGTATTTCTTGTCTACCATAGGGTAGTCTATCCCCATGACACCAGAAGAGTATGAAGACATTAAAGAAATTGAAATACTTCTGCGCGAGTCCTACAATCATTACTTTCTATACGAGTCCTTTTGCAAGTCTGCTGAGGGGTATATTTCTGTAGACTACGGGGACGTCTGGGACAGAGAGGATGAGGGTACGATAAAATTTAGAAGCATCACTATCTGCTCTTCCGTATTCTGCACTGAAGGACGCTCGCAAGAATGGACTTCTACTGCTGCAGCCCTAGCAACAGTTAGAGAGTGGCACCAGAAAGAAATGTCAAACGGTAAAGACACTCCTGAAGCGATAGAAGAAATGCGACAACTAGCAAAAAGAATGGCAGAAATGTATCCGCTAAGAGAGGAAAAAGACAGTGGGATCTAAATATAGACAGCCAAAACCTGGCAGTCCAGAGTTGTTGAAGTTAGAACGTATTGACTGCGTTAAATTTCTAGAGTACCCTGACGGCTCAGTTAGCAATGAAGTGGTAGTGGTTCAAGCTACTTTTGAGTACTTTAGTTTTGATAACGACTCAGCTGAGTTAGTAGAGGCTGTAAAAACACTAGAAAAAGTTATTACCAAGGCTTCGCAACGTGCAGAAACTAAACGAAACAAGGGCTCAGAAAAAGAAAACGAATCACTTATGGAGGAACTTAGTGCAATCCGTTCAATATAGCTCGGAAGTTATAGTAGAGCTCATTAAATATAGCGCACAAGATATAGATGTAGCACGAGCCGCTTGGGTAAGTACAAAAGGTGAAGCCTCAAAAGATGTTGTAGAGGACGAGGCTAAAGTCTCAGGTCTTATTAACTATTTGATGCGTGATCGGCACGGGTGCTATGACTCCAACACAGATGTACTTACATATGGCGGATGGAAAAATTGGAAAGATGTAGATGGAACTGAAAAATTTGCTACCTTAAATTTAAAAACAAATAGAGTTGAATATCAAAAATCGTCAAGAATAATAAGAAAAAATTATTCCGGAAAAATGGTTAAATTCTCTATGAATAGTGTTGATCTTCTTGTTACTCCTGACCACAATGTTTTAGCTCAAACTAGGGGATCATCTAGTGTATGGAAAGACCTGTCATTGATGCCTGCAACAGATCTTTTTGATAGATCCGGAAGATTTTGTATGTCTGGAGGAGACTGGACAGAAGGTAAAATTCATGACCCAGATACGGCTGCCTTAGTTGGATTTATAGCCGCAGATGGTCACGTCGGAAAATCTACTATATCTTTTCATCTGTATAGAGAAGATAAAATAAAGTGGTTAAAAGAAAGATTTGACGTTACCGAAGGAAAAGATGGAAAATTTTACTTAAGTGCTGCGTCCGAAAAACTTAAAAAATGGGCTAAACAAACGTACACTTCTACCGGAGACAGGTGTTTACCGAGGGAGTTACTAGAGAATTCGGATAGAGAGACCGCTGAAGCACTTCTTGAGGGATATATAAAAGGAGACGGCTCTGTAAAAAGTAGCGGAAAGATTACGGCAAGCATGGTTAGTAGGAAGATGGTAGATGACATCCAGGAACTTGCTTTTAAGTGCGGAAAAGCCGCTACAGAAATTCTTCCGGTTGTAGATAGATCCACTTCATATGGAGACAAGACCATATATCGAATTACGATATATGGGGAAAGAAACTCTAGTCCTAGACTAGGTTGGACAAAAAACTCCAGAAAAACTCAAGTTTCCTATGAAGAATATGACGGAGAAGTTCACTGTGTAACGGTACCAAACGGGACACTTTACGTTCGTAGAAACGGTAAGCCGGTATGGAGTGGTAACAGCCCCTTCGAACATTCGTACTTTACATTTTATGTCAAAGCTCCTATTTTTGTATGGCGAGAGCACATGCGGCATCGGATTTCCAGTTACAGCGAAGAATCCGGTAGATATGCAGTCTTAAAGCCAGAGTTTTACATTCCTGCGCGGGAACGCAACCTTCAGCAGATTGGTAAAACGGGTCACTATCAGTTTATAGAGGGCACTAACGATCAATACGCAATGACTAAGGTTCTTTTTGAGAAGCAGTGTATAGATGCCTATCAAAACTATGAACAACTCTTAGCCAACGGAATCGCTAAAGAGGTGGCTCGTATAGCGCTGCCTCTAAATATATACTCAAGTGCGTATGTAACTATGAATGCTCGAGCACTTATGAATTTTCTTAGTTTACGACAGCATGTGGAGGGCTCACACTTTCCGTCCTATCCCCAGCGCGAGATCGAAATGGTTGCAGAACGTTACGAAGAGATTTTAAAAGAGCATATGCCAATAACTTATGCAGCATTTGCAGCAAATGGAAGGGTTGCACCATGAGCAAGGGTTTAGATTACTTAGATTTTTCAGCAAATCATTTTGTACATAGAGACTGGATCTTTACAAACAAAACGCACATTGAGAGTATTAGATTTAGCACTGACTATTACACACATCAAACATTGAAATATCGGTTTCTACAGGGGTGGAGTTTCCTTACTGGAACCAAAAAACAAAGTATGATTTTTAAGATGTCTTTTAAAGAAAGAATTTTCATGTTTTTTTATTGTCTAAAACGTGATAAAAACTTGCCAGATGGCTCTCTTGATGAGGGAAGTATAATCACTTTCTGGGGCGAAACTGGAGAATATTTGCAGTTTGTTCAGCCCTCGGTTGGAGACCTACTCGTAAAATTCCTTAGGGATCAACCAGAAAATCCACATGCCATAAAGATCACGGAAGAATTGGACCGAATATACGAACTCTTCAAAGAGGTAGAGGAGTGAGTCCAATGGTACTATTGCTTTAGTTACTTTCGCGTCGTAGGAGGTGGTTCACTAGATTTTTCAAGGTGGGCCTGACGCAGAGGTCCTAACTTGATACATACCTTTATTAGTCAATTTACCCCCCTTTACGGGGGTTTTTTGATGTAAGTTGACTGCCTAACACCCCTGAGGTATGATTCACATTCGACCTAATAAAGACGAAAGGATACACAGTGAATACGGAACTCGTAGAAGAATATAAGTCTAAAATAGAGCCACTACTAACTCTAGCAAAAAAAGCATACGGATCAAGAAATCAAACCACCCCAGCACATATAGCTAGCCGGGAGTACACAAGACTTTTGACTGAATTTTATAATAAGGGTGGCAGTCTCCCAATGCTTTCTAAAGAATTAAATGTTGCTTACGCTGGGATTCGTCGAAGAATTATGATGCAGCATGTAGTTGTATCTTCTGTTAAGCCAAAAAGTAAATCAAAAACTGAAAATATAGAAGAATCAATTAATAGAATTAAGGCAGCAAAAAGTGGGACAGCAGAGGAGTACCATAATTCCATTGCTCATGAGTACGAATCAGGAGTATCTCTAGCTGCTATCGCTCGTGGTATGGGCCTCAGCTCCGCTGCTCCGCTATACTATGGGGTACAGAGAAGTCTACAAAGAAGAGACTTTGCAGATCAGTAGTAGGTGATATGGCCCAAAGCATGATGGAGCAGCTTGCCTCACTGCCTAAAGAAGAACGAGAAGCGATTCTTGCTGGTGTCGATATGGATGCGCTTATGTGGGATTGGTCTGCATGGGCGCGTCCAGAGCAACGTCCTCCTGACGGATTTGACTGGAATGTATGGCTTTATCTTGCGGGCCGTGGAAGCGGAAAAACACGTTCCGCCGCCGAGTGGGTACGAGATCGAGCAAAACTGACAAACGAGGGTCAATTAAGATTTCTTTTGGTTGCTCGTACTGCTGCTGACGTTCGAGATGTAATCGTTGAAGGTAACTCTGGCATATTAGATATATCTCCTCCTTCCGAAAGACCGCACTACGAACCCTCTAAGCGTCGTCTTACATGGCCTAACGGGAATACCGCACTACTCGCTACTGCTGATGAGCCTGACGGCCTCCGTGGTGTCCAGGCTAACTATTCATGGGCAGATGAACTAGCAGCGTGGCGACAGTCCCCTGACGCAGCAGGTATGACATCTTGGGATAACTTACGAGTTGCAACTCGTCTTGGCCCACACCCGCAAATTATTGCAACTACTACTCCTAAACGTGTGCCGATTCTGTATTCACTACTAGCAGAGTCGGAGAGAACAGGTAAAGTTTATATATCAAAAGGTAGCACCCTAGACAACGCTGGAAACCTATCAGAGGCATACCTTGAGTCAATCATGGGTGTTTACGAAGGAACTCGTCTTGCGCAGCAAGAACTCTATGGAGAAATGCTGAGCGATGTTGAAGGAGCACTCTGGACAATTGAAATGATTGAAGAATCTCGTCATGGGATGCTCCCTGCATCCGCACCTCTTAGATGTATTGGAGTAGACCCATCTGTAGCAGAGAATCCTCGAGACGAATGTGGAATTGTTGTGTGCGCAGCAACTGCAGATCGAGATTTATACAAACGCAACGCGTGGGTTATGGAAGATGCTTCTATTCATGGGTCCCCTGAAGTATGGGCAAGTAGAGTTGTAGAGATGGCTCGTCGTTGGGGTGCTCCTGTAGTTGCTGAAGTTAATCAAGGTGGAGCATTAGTAAGAAACGCTATTAACTCAATAGACCCTGGAGTTAAAGTATTAGAAGTTCACTCTAAGTATGGAAAAGCTTTACGAGCAGAACCTGTAGTCCTTGCATACGAACAACAAAGAATTCATCACATTGGATATCTTACAGATCTTGAATCTCAGATGACTTCGTGGATACCTGAAGAGACTAAGAAGTCTCCTGACCGAGTAGATGCACTGGTCCATGCAATGACAGCTCTACTTATCAAGCCACCTCCTGGGTTTACTGGTGGAAAACTTACAGCTAAATCTTCAGCGGCAAGAAGAATCCCAAACATTAGAGACTCCGGGAAACCACCTAACCGTGGTGGAAAAATTTTTACTGCTCGATAAATAGCAAGCTGCTTAGTATCAGATTCTTATCTTGCAAATCTGCTTAATGTTCCCCAGTCAACAGTCTCAGTCTCCACTGATCGTGGAGCTAAAGAATATCCATGAATGATTGCTCTAGATCCTAGACCTACCACATTCATATTCCTGTCTGCAAGTTTTCTTTGGAATGCAATCTGAGTCATAGCTCTTTCTCCACGCTCTTCTGACCACATTCTGTAGAGGGTATAGATAGATTTAACTGGGACAGAGGCACCTTCTGATTGATTAGTTTCTTCATCAAAGAAAATTCCAATACGATCTTCATTTTTTCTATACATATCAGCAGCTTCTGCTACCCGAGTGCACCAACCGAGACCATCTCTAGCGGAAGATCCAAGTAATTTAATTGCTCCTTCAACCGCCCACGAAAGTACCGCAGGTAGCGCACCCTCTGGGTCAAAGATATATTCTTTTAAGTCTGGATCGGGGACCTCGGGGATACATGTAAACGGAATCGGTCTAATACGTCGCCACATGGCATCATCAGTAATAATAGGCCTATGGTTTGTAGACACCCATAACTTGGCTTGCGAGGCAAATGTAAATGGTTTTTCTCCTGGTGATCGAGCAGAGATTTCAGAAGAACCTGTTAACTTCTTTACTGCGTTCTCTTTTAGTCGCTCAGAGTCGGGAAGCTCATCAACCCATACCATACGACGACCACGAAGCATTGCCCAGTGATACAAATCTGAACTGTTTGATTGTCCGTCATTTGCAGCAAGAATACTTGAATCCAGAGGCCATGCGTATTCTTGAGTACCAAGAGCCTTTACAAGAGCTTCAACAAAAGTATTTTTACCAGACCCTGGAGGACCGTAAACTAGAAACATGATGTCGTATTTACTTGAGCCTGTAAGAGTGTACCCAGCTGCTCGTTGCAGCCAGTCTTGATATTCTTTATCACCGTCTGTTGCAAAGTCTAGGAATTGTTCCCAACGGATATTTCGCATCCCAGGAGAGTAGGCGACAGGAGCACGACGAGTAATGTAGAGGTCTGGACGACCGCGAAGTAGTTCACCAGTTTTGAGGTCAATAACGCCATTGCTTACTCCAAATAAATTTTGATCTGCGTCCCAACGATCAACACCAACTAAGACTCTAGGGTCAGAGTTAGCATTTTCGATGGCTCCTTTTATTCTTGAATTAGACTTTGATTGCATAGCCCAACGTACTACTTCACCCTGCTTGTCAGGATCCTCATAATTAACTACTTCGGCAGCAATAATAGGTGAGAGTCTTTTAGAAAGTTCTTGCAATTCTAGTGCTTCTACGTCAGGCTTCCAATACCCTTGAGACCAATGAAACCACCCAAGACCGGGGGTATATCGAACTGCAGTTCCGAATGTGTCAATTAATCTACGACCATTTCCAGTATCAGAAAGAGTTCTTTTGCCCGGCTCACCACCGTCTTCTTCGAAAAGAGCGTCAGGATCTTTAGGAATATCAATGTTCCCGCGTGTTACGGCATCAGCTACCGAGTCCATATCTTGAAGATTTTCAATCACTTTTCCGCCAACAGTTCCCGCTAATTGAGCAGGGTATTCCTTAGGCATAACTACACCAGTTATCGGCTGAATCATTTTTCTTTCAATTTTTTCTGTGGAAAGTTTGGCCTCATTTGTAGATTTATTGGCCCAGTCTTTTTGAAAGTTACTAATCCCCGGCCACATGCGCTCACTTTTTGGGTTATCAAGAACAAAATTAATAGCGTTACGAACGTGCATAAGAAGTCCGTTGCTTCCTTCAAGATCCATCGGAGGTCTAATCTTTTCAGCATTAAATCTAATCATCATAGTTTCTACTCCCATGCGACCAACTTCTGTTGCCACGGGAAATTTATTAGATAGTGCACACGTCATCTTGTATACATCTACTGCTCGAGAGCCCTCTTCAATTCCTTCTTCAAGCATTCTTTCAATATCTACTCGGTCATTACCAATATCTAGATCCCCAAAAATAGAAGACCAATCGCTTTCACCAAGAGACGTAGCTTTTCTAGACCTCTTCCTTAAAGAGTTTAAAAGTTGCTCAGGAGCGTCTGCAATTTCTATCTCCCACGGAGCCTTACCTTCAACCCATTCATAACAATTTCCTGAGAAATGTCTAGAAGGAGCAACAAGTACATACCCATTGTGCTTGATATCAATACCTTTTAGCCCAGACTTATTTAAATTACCAAGAAGCTGTTCATCTTCATTACATTTGTAGAAAAGATGACGTCCCCTACTTTGATGGCCATTAATATTGTATGATCCAGTAATTGCTTCCACTGTTATAGGAAGCTCCCCGTCAACGAGTTCTTCAAATTTATCGAAGGAGTCTGGTCCGCCGTTTCTTGGATCAATATCAATAACAAGAAATCCCGAACCTTTACAGTAGATACCAACGTTCGATTCAGGGGCGCTTTCCCACCACTTACGAACAGTATCTACATCGGACGAGGCAGCAGTACTCCAGTCAGGAAGCTTTGGGTGTTTGCCAACATCTTTCGGTTCAGAGTGCGTGCTGTTGCATGTACAACGTCCCCCAACAATCCCATAACAAGGAAGAACCTTCCAGCCCTGACTTGCGTACCACATAGCACCATCGGCTACTCTACCGTTATCGGCTTCTTCCCAATCACTCATATATTGTCACCAATCAAATTTTTCGTAAGTTGCCAGTTTATCACTTTGTCCCCATCTATAGTAGTCACTTTGGAAATTAGATCTTATCAAGCGGGTTAAAATAGTATAAGAAATTAATAATTCAGGTAAAAATATTTTGAATTGTTAGTGTCGAGACCCTAGCATCAAGAAGGATATAAGTCCAGCTAACGACTAAAACCTTCTACACCTATCTAGATTGGAATTACATGTCTGTGATGTTTGAACTACTGTCCCAGTCGTGGTGGGAACCTAATAGTCAAGGTCAGGTTGATGTAGGAGATCTTGCAGTAATTCTTGCATTTATTGTTGCCGTTATAGGTGCTGTAACAGGACTTGGCCGGTGGTGGCTAAAGCAGCTTAGAAAGACTATCAAAGAAGAAGTTATAGAATACACAAAGCCTATTCAACCTACAGCAAATGGTGGCTATAGTCTCCCAGACATCTCTCGAAGAGTTGAAAAGCTAGAGTACACTC